AGTAGTTTTGCAATATTATACATTAGCTTTAATGTATTCTCTGCGTCTTTAACTACTACATATTCACCATCAGTATGTGGTCTGTAATAACCCGAAGATATATTAGCCATACATACATTTATATCAAGACCCTTAAGAGCCTTGACATCTGTTAGTCCACCATTAGGTTGGAGTTCAAAGTTGTGTGCTTTGAGCAGTCCTGAGATTTTCTTTTGAAACTTCTTACCCGACAAATACTTACCAGATATTTTAGTTACAAAATCTTTATTACCTTTACGATCTGTCTGTAGAACATAGCCCACATCTTTGAAGAACTTAGTATCAGCTTTGGATGAGCCAACAGTACCCACTTCTTCAGCAGCGAACAGGGCAACCTTACAGGCATCTAGGTTTTGTAGTAGATTAAGGCAGGCCCAAACGCCCACCTTATCATCACCACCACAACCAGCTTCTACCTGCAGGTTTGCACCTGACTCTTCATCATACTCATAAGTCCAGCCATACAATGTAGTTGCACCGTCTTTGTTTCTATTTTCGCTGATAAATAAATTATCAACAAAGTCATGCACAGTGTCGGTGTGCGCTACATAACACGGGTAGTATTCACCTTTACCAACAGTACCTTTAGTTAGGTACATGTTAGTAATGGTTTTGCCACCTTCTAGATTATGATTAATCTCGTGTAGTTTAATGTTCTTTTGTGATTTAACCCAACGTCTTATGTATTCAACCATTTTGGTTTCTTGGTAAGAGTGGCTTTGCACAGCAAGAACATCTTTTAATTGTGTTTTAATCTTCATTAGTAAAATATTTTGGATCTTTGTTAATAGGTTCAGGTACTATTATTTCTTCAATAACCTCTTCAGTATTATGTATGTCAATGTTTTTCTTAACAAACTGTAACATTGCTTCTGCTTCTTTAAGGTTATAAGAAATACTATTATCAAGGTATTTACCATCTATTCTAATTAGATAGTGCGTTTTTACACTGTCACCTGATAGTCTTGTATTGCTAACTAATTCAATTCTAGGCATCTTCTAATTTGTTTTGCATTTCTCGGTTTGCTTGTTCTAAGTCTTCCATTTCTAATGGAGCCTGGGTTGTTTTACCTTTCTTATTAGGCATTGAGGTTAGTGCTATTTTTTTTAGCTTGGTAAATTTTACTAGCTCGTTTGCATAGTCATGCACTTGTTTAGCTAGTTCTCTTTGACACTTGTCGTGGTCATCACCATCTTGTAGCTCTGCTACCTTAGTAATGTTCCACTTGACTGATTCAAAGTTACCAGTGTTAATTGATTCTGAATAGCTTACGCTAATTTCTTTAATCTTCATTTCTATAATATTCTTGTGCATCCTCTCGTCTGCGTTCTTGGTATTCGTGTAGTGTAATTAATGTGTAGCATTCTTCATCTTCTCCGCACTCTGTGCATATCATATATTCTTCAGCGTGTTCTTTACACGCACTACAAATATCTGTTTCTGCCCAAAATTTAGCACCACAGCAATTGCTTACACCACTTGGTTCTTGTTCTACACCACAACAGCTAGTGACCTCGTCAGAGGTCCAGCCGTCATCGTGTGGGTTTGATAGTTTCCATTTATCGTAACTCATAATTAACAAATTTCAAATCCGCCTGATTGTTCACAGAATTTTTCAAATTCTTTGACATTATCTATATTAAATGGATAATTAGCTTCCCAATTTTTTTGAGCTTGCAGATCTTCCCAATCACTTCTATGTGGTTCTGGGTAATTAGCTGGTACTAAATCGCCATGCTTTTCTTTTACCCTATCTCTTAGAAGATCTATAAGAGCTTCAATCTTTTTATTATGCTCTTTAGCTTCATTGTATTTTTTTTGATGTCTATCATAGTAATCTACAACATCACCGCTTTTAATACGAGCACGTAATCTAGCTGCTATTTTCAAAGACTTGGTTTTGGATATTCTATGTCCACCGTTATGCTGGCCGCTAGCTATATCCTTTCCAGAAAGTATGTCATTACAGGCAATACATACATAGTGCCATAGTGGTCGCCACCACCATACATTGTTTCTAAAGTATACACCTGGGTTCTCATCTTCCCAGGCTTTTAGATCATTGTAGTACTGTTCTTGAATACTTTTGTCTTCAATTTCCCATCCAGATTCATACTTGTTTAGTATCTCTGGTTTCTCTGTGTTTTGTTTTGGCGCAATGCCGTGCAAATCAAATCCCATAATTATATATTATTTAATAGATTAAAAATTATTGTTATTGTAACTGTTATTACGGTTATGTATATTACTATACTTTCTATTATCGGTTTATACTTTTTCATCGGTTGTTAAATTTGTTTAACAAGTCTTTGGTTGTATACTTATTAATAGTTGGATACTTCTTTTGTCCCATTGCTTCTTTCACTTTGTTCATGAAGTGCAATGATTCGTAGTCATGTCCTGGTCTTGTAGTATCACCAAACTTACGAGCTATGTAGTAGTTCCACATACTAGATTCCATAAGGAATTGCTCTGCGTTTTTGAAATACTTAGACAGTATATATATACTACGCTTGTTACCAGCAGCATCTTTGTAGTGTTTCTCTTCAGGAACATACCCTGGTGCTACGTCAATCTTAACTCCTGACGGACAGATTAACCACAGGTTATTGTTCTTCATTCTTTTAGGAACGATACACTTGTTGTTGATCGCTACTGTTGCGCAAGCAGCAAAGTGCTTGTCTTGTAATTGTAAATTTGCCATTGTTTTAGTTTTATAGGCATGTCGGTAAATGAATACCTAACGAAATCAGTCGCTAGCTGTTGCTTTAAAGTGTGTGCTCACTATGCATAATTATATTCATCAACAAACTCTTCCCAATATCTCCCTTTACCACCTACATATTTACATATTGAACTGTAGTCAATAAATCCTACACCTCTTTTATTGTATTCTATAATGTATGATAGTAAGTTAATATATTTAAGAGTTTCTAGTCCATCACGAATGATTGTAGAACCATCTTCACAGACGTTACCATTGCCATCATCCATGGGTGGAAGAATCCATACCGTACCACCTTTTGCTTTTTCTTTCCAAAGCATTATTATGTTGTACAGATGATCTGTCTTGAGGTCAGAAATCTTGACCTTAACTACACCATTTATTAAATGATGTGTTTTTAGTTTAGGAATATGTTTCATTGTTAATCGTCCCATATTTTAACTTCTTCTATTAAATATATTTTACGTTGCAATAAAGATTGATATAAAACATCTAGCTCATCATCATTTAATAAACTTAAATCTGTAGGACCAGCTAACAATTTTTTATCTCTGGTGCATTTCTCTGGATTGTATATATTATATAGAAATTTTAATTCTTCCTGCGCCCAGGAACGTTTTAATGTTATTGGTTTGCCGCGCCTGTCTATTATATCTGATGGTTTACCAAATTCACTTACACAGATCTTTTTTAGACCTAGTTTAAGTTCTTGATAAACTGAATAGATTGCTATATATGATATTTCTCTTTCAGTCATATTAGTATGCATAAACTGCGTTAGACATAATAGTTAATTTATCATTTATGTGAAACCTAATTGTTTTAACAATAGAATCTTCTTCATATCCTTGTAACGTATGATGTAGTTTCTTCGCGACATTAGTCTGCTTTCTTTTCACAAACATATAGAATATGCCATTCTTTCTTTCTGTGACATCTACAATGTCCCACTTAACACGCTTAGCTTTACCTTCAGCATACTTTATAATTTGTATGTAATGTTTACACTCACCAACTCTTTTTGCAAGGTTACGAGTTACATATACATTCTCTCTGTTTTGATTAAGGACAGAGTAACCTAATACTTGATCAGTCATGATTATTTTTTTTGACTGTTTGCGGACAACTGAATGTCCTACCGAAATGTGTCGGCACACTTAATTACTTAAATAAATAGTTTTGCGTTTCTTTGTTTTAATTGGCTATCACGCTATTTTCCAACGAATAATTAACAATACTTGACTTGTTCGTTTTTTTTGTATAACTTTGAAGTCTTATATTTAATTAAGATAGTTAACTTGATTACCTAAATAAATAAGTTTAACTTATATCTTAACCAAAACACTTAACTTTTCTATACTTAACTGATTATCAAGTAGTTAACTTATAATACTCTATTATTTATAGTTAATTACTATTGTTTTATGGTATTATAGACTATCTGTTTAACTCTTTTACTTAACTATAGTGTGTCAATACGCTATAACTATGTGTTAAAAAGGTTAATATAACTACAGTTTTAGTAGGTTTTATGCAATAGATTGCAGTTGTTGTACTAACTGTTGTTGTTTTTGTGTGATAGTTTGCAATTGTTTTTTCTTATACTCAATCATTTCTGGTGAACATAACTCTGCTGTGTCGTACATCTCACCATCCTTCTCGTATTGAGAACGAAGTGTTTTGAATCCGACATTACCCAGAGCCTTACCCAGATCAAACTGTCCTTGTTTTAGTTTACTGTCAGTATTCCAAAACAGTTCTGGTTTGTTCTTGCCATACAGCAGAGAGTAAAGGTCAATACCTTCACGCCTCATTTGGTCAATGGTCCTGTCCCACACAGTAATGTTTAATAGCTGATAGCGATCATCTACTTTGTCTGCTACTTTTAAGAACACACGACCTAACTTGTCAGGTGTGTGGTAATAGTAGTTAGGATCAAACTGCTTGTAAGTATTTTGTTTCTTGTATTTGTCCCAGCTCTTAGCTTGAGCTACAAAGCTGTGTACTCTACAAGTTTCATAATACATCACAAGTTCTGAATTAGCCATAGCTTGATTGACCTGTGCGCGTACGTTGCGAGTGGTATAGATATTTTCTAGACCGTTCTCTTTAATTAATGTTTCAAAGTTCATAACTAGTTTTAATAATGAGCAGTTTTAATTCTTATAGTTTTATACTCAGGAATATTAATAATTAATTTAGTTTTAGATAGCTTGAATAAAGTCACCTAACATTGCTACATATTCTACAGCTTCTGTTGATGCGTCTGGATTGCCAGTCATACCTACAGCGACATCTGTGATTGCAGCGTCATAGCCTACCTCTGATCCGATAATACCAGCAGTAACACCAGTTGCGATACCAGTCTGGATAACAGTCTTAGCAGCGTGGTTTGATTTGAGTCCTAGCTCTCGTCTAGTGATTTGAGTTGCCTGATTGTCTAATGACTTTAGGAACTTGTTCACTTTACCTGCTACCTTTTTAGTAGACTTTTTGAAATTGGCCTTTGCCATAATAGTAGTACGCCTATAACATATATTGATGCCAACCTTACGTACACGGTTGTGATTAATAGTTGTATAGTTTATTAGTAGGTACTATACGACCTTTAGTTCTATTCTATAATACATAGAATGCTGAGTTAGGAGTTAGTAATGCTAGTATAATTAACATAGCTAGCACTATTAATCCTTCTTTTAAATCTTCTCTAGTCATTGTTTTAAAGATTGGTTAATAATTTGTTTTTAAAAAAGACCCCACCCTATTCAAAAGTTTGGTTTGGGCAGGGGTACTTTTAGTA